ATGGTCTACGTCAGCCGGTGGACAGTACTATGCCGCTGGAGTGGGCGGCGCTTTGGCTGGGAGGGGTGCCGATCTTTTCGTCATTGACGACCCGCACTCGGAGCAAGATGTTAAGGCGAATTCACGACTAGCGTTTGATACTGCATGGTCTTGGTTTCAGACGGGACCGCTACAGCGTTTGATGCCAGGCGGCGCTATTATTGTGATCATGACGCGTTGGTCGATGCTGGACTTAACCGGCAGACTTTTGGACTATCAGATTAAAAACCCCGACTCACTACCTTGGGAGTTGGTTGAACTCCCCGCCATATTAAATGAAGGCACAGAAGACGAGAAGTCACTTTGGCCGGAGCAGTGGAAACTAGAAGTTTTAAAAACAACCAAAGCCTCAATTGATCCTAGATTTTGGAACGCGCAGTACATGCAGCAGCCTACGATGGATACATCAGCCATTGTGCCTAGGAAGTCTTGGAGAATTTGGGATAAAGAAGATCCACCACACTGTACATTTGTAATACAAACTTGGGATACGGCGTACGAAACAAAGACAAGCGCCGACTATTCTGCGTGTACAACATGGGGTATATTCTTCAATGAAGAAGATAAGATGAAGCCGCATATCATTTTATTGGATGCATTTAAGGATAGAATGGCGTTTCCGGATTTAAAAGTAACGGCGCTTAAACACTATAGACAATGGGAACCTGATTCGTTTATTGTTGAAAAGAAAGCTGCAGGTGCACCGCTGATCCAGGAATTTAGGGCTATGGGTATTTTTGTTGAAGAAGACAATCCAAGCCGAGGCAATGACAAGATGGTCAGACTTAACGCGGTATCTACTTTGTTTGCATCAGGGGTTGTCTGGGCGCCAGACACACGCTGGGCTAGAGAAGTGATTGAAGAAATTGCTGTGTTCCCTGTTGGAGAACATGATGACTTTGTGGATACAACAACAATGGCACTGTTAAGATTTAGAAGAGGCGGGTTTGTGCCGCTAGACAGTGATGAGAAAGAAGATCCTGTGTACTTCAGGCGCAGACAACACGCATACTATTAAAGGATAAATAATGGCGACTAATATAGATAAAGCACTATATACGGACGGTGAAAATATAAGTTCAGACACCACAGATGGTGAAGGACAAGGTATAGAAATTGAGGTCGTTGACCCAGAAGAAGTAAATATCCACGCTGGAGACCTAGAAATTAGCATAGATAAGGGTGAAAATGAAGATTTTTACGCAAATTTGGTAGAAGAAATACCAGAAAATAAGCTTGCAACGCTTGCTGCAGATCTGTCTGAAGACATAGAAAACGATAAAAATTCCAGAAAAGACTGGGAAAAAGCCTATGTAATGGGACTCAAGCTAATGGGTCTTCAGTACGAAGAGAGAACGGAGCCTTGGAACGGAGCATCGGGTGTCTTTCACCCCATGATCACAGAAGCCGTAGTGCGTTTCCAAAGTGAGAGTATCACCGAGATGTTTCCCGCCCAAGGTCCCGTTCGCACTAAGATTATTGGTAAAGAAACAACAGAGAAAAAAGAGTCTGCAATTCGTGTTGAAGATGACATGAACTATGAATTGACAGAAGTGATGACGGAATTTAGACCTGAGCATGAAAGAATGTTGTGGAGCCTACCCGCAACAGGGTCTGCGTTCAAAAAAGTCTATGACGATATAGGTTTGGGGCGCCAAACATCTGTATTTGTTCCAGCAGAAGACGTACTTTTACCATACGGCACAACAGATATGGACACGTGTTACAGAATTACACACGTAATGCGCAAAACAAAAAATGAAATTTTAAAATTACAAAAAGCAGGGTTCTATTTAGACTGTGATTTACCAGAACCCACACAGCTTCGTGACGATATTCAAAAAGCCAAAGATAAAGAGACGGGATTTAGCGACTTAAACGATGATCGTTATGTAATATATGAAGTCCATGCGGATTTAGACATGCCTGGCTTTGAAGATGAAGACGGTATAGCTTTGCCTTACGTGGTAACGTTGATTAAAGGAAGTAATAATGTCTTGTCAATTCGGCGCAACTGGAAAGAAAACGACAAAAACAGACTCAAACGCCAACATTTCATCCATTACCAGTTCATCCCAGGCTTTGGCGCATACGGATTCGGATACTTCCACATCATTGGAGGCTATGCCAAGTCGGCGACAAGCATTATGCGTCAATTGGTCGACGCGGGAACTTTATCTAACCTGCCCGGAGGTCTTAAGTCCAGAGGACTTCGCGTTAAAGGTGATGATACACCCATTGCACCAGGAGAATTCAGGGACGTAGACATTGCATCAGGTCCTTTGCGTGACAATATTTTGCCACTCCCATACAAAGAGCCAAGTGCTGTTTTAGCGGGGTTACTTGAGAAGATTATTGAGCAAGGCAAAGAGATGGCGGCAACAGCCGACATGAAGATTTCTGACATGTCCAGTCAGGCTCCTGTTGGAACTACTTTTGCAATCCTTGAGCGCCAGTTAAAAGTGATGTCTGCCGTACAGGCAAGGATGCATTTTGCATTTAAACAAGAATTAAAACTTCTTGCACAGTTAATTAAGCAAGATTCACCAGAAGACTATGAGTACGAACCCGAATACGGTTCACGATCTGCAAAACAGTCAGATTATGACAATGTTGATATTATTCCTGTAAGTGATCCCAATGCAGCAACATTATCACAACGCGTAGTTCAGTATCAGGCGGTGATTCAAATGGCGCAACAAGCGCCTGAAATATATGATTTACCAGAACTGCACAGACGCATGCTAGAAGTTATGGGTGTTAAGGGTGCAGACAAACTTGTGCCTTTACCAGATGATCAAAAACCAAAAGACCCTGTATCAGAAAACATGGCGCTACTGCGTAGCGAACCTGCAAAAGCGTTTTTCTACCAAGATCATCAGTCGCATATTCAAGTGCACATGGCTATGATGCAAGACCCAAGTATTCAGCAATTGATTGGACAAAATCCAAAAGCACCAATGATTCAAGCGGCGATCATGGCGCATATTGCAGAACACGTTGCATTTAAATACAGGCAAGATATTGAACAACGCCTTGGTATGCCAGTACCAGATACAGATGAGAAGATGGCGCCCCAAATCGAGCTTCAATTGTCAGGCATGATGGCACAAGCGGCATCCCAAGTACTTCAACAAAGTCAACACCAAGCCGCCCAACAACAGGCTCAACAACAAGCACAAGACCCGCTTATTCAAATGCAACAGCAAGAACTGCAGATTCGTCAACAAGAAGTGCAGATCAAAGCGCAAGAAGCCCAGGCTAGAGCACAAGAAGCACAGGCTAAATTGGCACTTGAAGACCGAAAAATACAGATACAAGCGCTTGAAAAGACACATGAAATACAGGCTAGAGAGAAAGATAGCCGTATGAATATGCTCAGTAAAGCCGCAGATATTCATCAAAAAACCAGAGATCAAGGCATTGATATGGTCAAACATGCTGCTCAACACAAGCATGAATTAGAAATGCAACGTCAAGGGCATGGAGTAGATCTTGCCACACATGTTTCCCAGCTTGAACATGAAAAACAACAAGCCGCTAAAACACCAAAGGAACAACCTAAAAAATGATAGCCAACTTCGCAGACGCGCTGCGCAAACAATTACGCAAACAAATGAACGATTACGCAGACGACATGGCAACAGGTCAATGCGCATCTTTTGAACAATATCAAAAACTCTGTGGGGTGATTTCGGGTCTAGCCATCGCAGAGGGTTTATTACTTGACCTGCTAGAAAAGGTAGAAAAATCAGATGAGTGAACTTGTACTTCCAGACTATTTAAAGCTCAAGCCCACGGTGGAAGTAATTGAACAAATTACCAAACCACCAGAAAAAGACGAAGACAAGCCAACACTTTTGCCTAACCCATCCGGGTATAGGCTTTTGTGTAGCGTACCCCAGGTCTCTAAAAAGATTGACGGTACTGAGCTAGATCTTGAGCGTCCTGACTTCTACGCCAAACAAGAAGAGCATGCAACCACTGTGTTGTTTGTTTTAAAAGTTGGTCCAGATGCATACGCAGACAAAACCAAATTCCCTAGTGGACCTTGGTGCAAGGAAGGTGACTTCATTATGGTTCGTACCTATGCAGGTACGCGTTTCAAAATTTACGGCAACGAATTCAGGTTCATCAATGATGATCAAGTAGACGGTGTTGTAGATGATCCCCGCGGAATAACCCGTGC